CAGACGGGTCCGAGAACCGCGCGAGTTCCTCGGTGATCACGACGATCACCGCCATCTTCGCTTCGGGAATCGTGACCTGGTCGAACGCCAGCTTGCTCACCGGCTTCGAGGAGCCTTCGCCGACCCACGCCGCCGTCGACCCTGCGGTCTGCAGCGCCATGCGGACGTTGAACGGCACGCGGCGGAACCCGTTGATCTGGCCGACGATGGTCGCCGGGCGGAGCAGATCGATGAACTCGCCCGCCATCGTGCGGTAGTCGACCAGCGGCTTCGCCCAGTTGGTATCGGACGTCGTGCCGGCAGCGACCGCGGCCTTCAGCACGTTCTCGACGCCGGGCGTGCTGTCCTTCCAGCGCTTGGCGATCTCGGCGGCTTGCATCAGGTTGCCACGCGAAGCGGCGAGCGCCATCGCGAAGCGCGCGAATGCGACGCCCTTCTCGACCTTCGGGTCGCGCATCTGGATCACCGGCAGCGGCGACGCGGCATCGGCGTTCGGGACGACGATGGAGCGGGCCGGTTGCGCGGCCTTCGCGAGCAGGCGTTCGGTCGTCTCGAGTTGGTCGACGTGCTTGTTCAGCGTTTCCGCCTCGGCTTCCAGCTTGCCGAAGGTGGTCGTCTCGTCGTCCGAGAACGTGCGGCCTTCGGTTTCGGCGGTGTCGGTCAGCGCCTGCAGCGAGCGCAGAACTTCCTCGCGGCGGGCCTTCGCATCGGCGATGCGTTCGGCAATGGTCTTCATGGTTTCCTCGTTGGGTTGGGGAATCAGCGACCGGAAGCGCCCGACCGCAACGCCGCAATGCGCGCCCGCCGTTGCTCCACAAACGCGGACACCTTCTCCGGGTCGTGGGCCAGCACGATGCGCTGCACTTCGACAGGGAATGCCTTTGCTACCGCGAGCGCGGCGGCATTGGCGGGAACGGAAACAAGCGAGAGTTCGAGCAGTTCCTGCCCGATGTATTCATAGCCCGTCACGCGATCATTCTTCTGATCGCGAATCACGTTGGGCTCGACCGTGGGGCGGAACCCGACCGACACCGCTTTCAGCAACTTCTGGTCGATCAGCGCGCGCACCATGTCAACGACGGGCGACGTACCCGGAGCCGCGAGCGTGATATCGCTCATCAGCTTCTTGCCCTTCACGCGGACCTCGGACGAGCCGACGATCTGACGCGAGTCGTGGCCGAACAGGACGACGGGATTTGCGCGGTAGGCGTCGAGTTGCCAGCCGGCAACCCGGATGACATCGCCGTAGCGGTCGACTGACTCGTCGGATGCGACAACCGAGAGAGTCTCGGAGTCGAGAGCGGCCGCGCTTGGCGCGAGCCGTTGAACGATCTTCGGGAAAGTGCGTCCGGTCACGATGCCTCCGTGGGGAGTCATCGCCCCGGTACCCGTCGCCTCGGGAGCCGTCGGGCGTCTATGTGCAGGCGATCAGCGACGCGGCGGTGGATGCGCCGCCCGCTCGTCCGGGGGCGGTCGATTCCGTGCTTCGTCACTCATGGTCGCGGACGATAACCGGTAGCTTTGCCGGTGTCAAGTCGTCATCATTTCCGGGCGCGACTCCGTGGCGTCGATGGTCATGCGCCGCCCGAGCGCCATCAGCGCGGCGATCAGCCCGTCGATCTTCTGCCGCGGGTCGTTGCGGTCTTTGCGCGGGAAGATATTGCCCTTCATGTCTTCCTGCACGCGGACGCACGACACGCACCATGCCAACACCGGATTGCCGTTGTGATGCAACCGGCCCTCGCGCACGAGCGCATCGATCTCCTTCATCGGTGCGGAGAAGTTCGCCACGGTCGGCCGGTACTCGATGACCGGAATCGAAGCCGAGTCGAGTTCGCTGGCAAGCTGCAATGCCTGCCACGGGTCATAGGCAACGTCCTCGATGGAGAAGCGATTGCTGTCGTCCATGATCGACTGCCGGATCATGTCGAAGTCGTTGACCTCGCCGGGCGTGGTGCGCAGCCAGCCATCGGACTCATACGTCGCATACGAATCGTTCCGCCCATCGGCGACTGCGGCTTCCGGCAGAAAGAAGTCGCAGAACAGGTAGTAGTGCAGCACGCCACCGATCTCGCGCCGGAACAGCTTGGCCTTCGCCGCCAAGTCGATCTTCGCCGCGAGGTCGAGCCCGATCACGACGCGCTCCCCCTCGAAGTCGGCCTCGTTCAACGCCGGGTCGGCGCAGGCATTCCACGCCTGCATGTTCATCCACGACACATCGGCGTGCGTCCAGATATTCAGATGCTTCTGCTTGAATGCGTTTTGCTGGCTCGCCACCTGTTGCGCGCGCAGCGCAAGGTTCTCGATGACGTCCGGCATGACCGAGATTCCCCAATTAGGATTGGCCTTCCTCCACGACGCCGGATCGGTCCACTCGTCATCCTTGTCCACCGTGTAGAGCAGCGCAAAGAATTGCTCGTCAATGATGTCGCCTTTCAGCACCTTCTGCGCGTAGCCCCATTGCTCGTATCCGATGCCCGACTGATTCGAGCCGGCAGTCGTGATCGACAGGATCATGCTCTGCGACCGCTTGCCGGTCGCCGTGATCAGGACGTCGTGAACCTCGCGCGTCTTGTGCTGCGCCAACTCGTCGAGAATCGCGAAGTGCACATTGAGCCCGTCCAGCGACGACGCATCGCGCGACAACGGCCGGAACGTCGACGCCTGCGACTCCTGCGTGATGGCGTGCGCCTGCACCTGTACCCCGTAGCGCGACAGGAACATCGGTTCGCGCTGCGACATGAACTGCGCGGTATCGAACACGAGCCGCGCCTGTTGCCGCGTCACCGCGGCCGCATAGACCTCCGATCCGCCCTCGCGATCAAGCGCGAGCATATAGAGCCCGAGCGGAGCCGCGAGCGTCGTCTTGCCGTTACCGCGCGGCACATAGCACAGGACGTAACGGAACCGGCGCGCTCGAGTCTGCGCGTGAATCCAGCCGAACGCGGAAATGATGATGAACCGTTGCCACGGCGCGAGCAGTAGCGGCTGCCCCGCGCGCGGCCCCTTGATCTCGCGGAACAACTGCACCGACTTGCATACCCGCTCCGCCCGGCCGCCGTCGAAGATGAACGGCCAGTCGGCATCGCCGATGCGGTCCATGTCGCGTTGATGCCGCTGACAAGCCAGCTTCACCCACTCGCACGCGACCTCACGCCCCGAGAGAACATCGCGGACGTACTGCAGGCCGCTCGCGACGTTGGGCATCCCGGCCTCGACCAACTCCTGCAAGTCGGGATCGATCCCCTGATCGCGGCGATGCCAGACACCGGCAGGGCTGCCGGTCGCGGACGCGAGCGCCTTCGACTTGACCGGAGCCTGTTGCCGCGAGCCAGCCCGTGCCGCCTGATCGGCAATGCGCTCCTTCGCCTTCGCGGGATCGTTGCGCAACAACTCCCGCGCCTCGCGCTCCGACAATCGCCGCGCGCGCCGCGCCGCATTCTCGGCGATGCGCTTTGCTTCCGGCGACTCGTGAACGCGCGGACGGCCGCGCTTCTTCTTCGGCGCGTCAGTCAATCTCGTCCCACGACGCGGGTGCGCCGAGCGGGCCAGATGCGGGCGGCGCGAACTTCAACCGGCCCGAAGGGGTGAATCCCAACTCGCCCATGTACCGCTTCACCTGATCGGTGTAGGTCGTCGCCGCGGTGTGATACGGCTGCAGCATCGGCCGCCCCGACTGCGGATGCTTCATCACCGGGCCGAACTCCTGCAGCTTCGCCATGGAGCGGTTGCGCATGACGATCAACTCGGCCAGATGATGGATCAGCAACCCATCCGGGCGGCCGTGCACGCCGGGCAAGACGAACTCGCGCACCAGCCAATCGTAGACGGCGCGGACATCGGCGCTCATTTCCACCCACGGCGGAAGCTCCGGCGCGCCCTTCGGCGTGACCTTCGACTCGTCACGCATCGACTTCGGGTCGCGCTGCGCGGTGCCCTTCAGAATCTTCAGAACGGTCGCTGTGCGATGGTTAGCCATGCTCCCCCTCCTACCCCCTGCGACCGCCACGCGACGCGCCAGCGACCCGAATAGACCCCGCAGCGGCCCCTCCGCGAACCTGACCGGCCCCGGAAATACCCCCCAAAAACCCGGACGCGAACAAACGCCGGGGGCGGCGGCTGACGCTGT